CTTATTGCTATTATACAAATAATATCATTTAATGCTGTCGTTAATCCAAATGAAGTCATTTCTCACTATGTTGTATTGATTGCGCTTGGTCTTTCATTATACACCGGAATCTCTATAAGAGAATAATATAAATAAGACTATGAGTACTAACGTTTACGAAAAAGGTTTAATACACCAAAACACATCTGCTGTTGCATATGAAGCATTAACTTTTACTGGTGGTTATTATACACCAACAGTTGGCAAAGTATTTGCTGGATTATATATTGCGCCTGGTACTGCTAATGGAACCATTGAAATTGAAGGAGTAAATGGCCAGACACGTGTACTTACATTGAGTCCAGGAGTATGGCCTCTTGGTGGTCAGCGTATAGTCCAAAGCGGAACCGCTATATCTGCAGCTGCTGTAACAGTCTTATTCTAATTTTATGTTTCAAGGAGTTAGATTTGGTCTTGGACTGGATTTGGCATACAAATATGTCAATGCCCTTCTTGGCGGTGACGACCCAGCAAATGCTGCTGAACCAGACGCTACAGCATATCTATTGATGGATGGTCCGTTGTATAATACATTTGGAGATCCTAGTTCTTTTTTTATTGGCGGGGCAAGTTGGAGAAAGTTAGCCCCAGCTGGAATTTCTAATGGAAAACAATCTTATACATATGGTGATGAACGTGTAAGTTGGGATGGATATCGATGGTCGTATGTCAACATACCCAATTTACTTAGCCCATGGGCTCAATTAGGGGCAGACATTGATGGTGAAGCAGCAGGTGACCAAAGCGGTTATAGTGTAAGCATGAATGCCGCAGGTGATCGTTTTGCTGTAAGTGGACCATCTAATGATGGTGCCGGTATTGATAGCGGTCATGTGCGAGTTTATCAATTGATTGACAATACATGGACTCAATTAGGAGCAGATATTGATGGCGAATTTGCCAATGATGGCAATAGTGGTTCTGGTATAAGCATGAATGCTTCTGGTGATCGTGTTGCAATAGGAGCAACTGGCAATGACGGCAATGGAAATCTCAGCGGTCATACACGCGTTTATCAACTAATTGGTAATGTTTGGACTCAATTGGGAGCAGACATTAATGGTGAAGCCTCAGGCGACCAAAGTGGTTATAGTGTAAGCATGAATGCCGCAGGTGATCGTGTTGCAATAGGAGCACTATTTAATGATGGTGCCAGTATTATTGATAGCGGTCATGTGCGAGTTTATCAATTGATTGACAATACATGGACTCAATTGGGAGCAGATATTGATGGAGAAGCAGCTGAAGATAGAACTGGTTATAGTGTAAGCATGAATGCCGCAGGTGATCGCGTTGCAATAGGTGCTATTTTAGCTGATCTTAGTGCTGTTAATAGAGGTTATGTTAAAATTTATCAATTAATTAACAACGGCTGGACTCAAATGGCTAACCCCATTTATGGAGAAGCAGCTGAAGATAGAAATGGTTATAGTGTAAGCATGAATGCCGCAGGTGATCGCGTTGCAATGGGTGCAATATTCAACGATGGAAACGGTTCAAATAGCGGTCATGTACGAATCTTTAGATGGAATGGTTCTGCATGGACTCAGTTAGGTGCAAACATTAATGGCGAAGCCTTAAGTGACCAAAGTGGATGGAGTGTAAGCATGAATGCAGTAGGAGATAGAATTGCTATTGGCGCAATCATTAATAATTCAACCAGAGGTCATGTACGAGTTTATCAATTGATTAATAATGCATGGACTCGGTTAGGTGTAGACATTGATGGAGAAGCCTCAGGTGACCAAAGCGGTTATAGTGTAAGCATGAACGCAGCCGGAGATCGTGTTGTAATAGGAGCGCGGCTCAATGACGGAACGACGAACAACGCCGGTGATAATAGAGGTCATGTGCGTATCTATAGAGACACCTCAATTTTTGCCACTTCTTCTGCTGACGTTGGACGACCATGGCTAGCAACATGGACTAACGGATTCTCTGCTGCAAAAGTTACTCCTACCTACACAAAGTCAACAAATTATCCTACTATTCCTTGATACAAATTAGTATTATAAACATCTTATAAATAATACATTATGGCAAAACCAGCATCACGTCAAGAATTAGCAGACTATTGCCTTCGTGCACTCGGTGCTCCAGTACTTGAAATTAACATTGACGAAGATCAAATAGAAGATCGTATTGATGAAGCCATTCAGTTTTATCAAGAATATCATAGCGACGCGGTAGTTCGCACATTCATTAAACACCAAGTTACTGAAGCAGACTATACAAACAACTATATTACACTTCCAGATCAACTTATTAGTGTGCTTAGAGTCCTAAACCTAGCAACTGGCGATGCCGCTGATATGTTTAGTGTTAAGTATCAGTTGTTTTTAAATGACTTTTATGGTCTTCGTAATCCAGAGTCACTTGTAAACTATGAGATGACAAAGCAGTATATGAATGCTATTGAGCTTGTGCTTACTGGTAATTCGCAACAAATTACGTTTACTCGTCATATGAATCGCTTGAGCATTCAAGACGACTGGAAAACACTCGTAAAGGTTGGTCAATACATCATTATTGAAGGCTATCAAACAATCGATCCAAATACCTATACTGACGTCTATAATGACATGTTGCTTAAAAAGTATCTTACAGCATTGATGAAGCGTCAATGGGGAATCAACTTATTAAAATTCGAAGGCATGCAGCTGCCAGGTGGAGTGACTATAAATGGTCGTGCTATCTACGAAGACGCTCTCAATGATATTGAAAAGATTGAAACAGATTTTGATAGTAAATATCAAATGCCGCCGGACTTTTTCATGGGTTAAATCAACATAGTTTATTATTATGCCTCGCAGTGTATATTTTAGTCAAACCTATAGATCTGAGCAAAATCTCCTTGAAGATTTGCTTATTGAGTCTATGCAAATTATGGGGCATGATGTCTATTATATACCTCGTAAGATTGTAAAGCATGACTTTATCTTAAATGAAGATGTAATTTCTAGCTTTGATAAATCATTTTCACTTGAAATGTATGTTGAAAGTGTCGATGGCTTTGAAGGAGATGGTGATCTTATGACCAAGTTTGGTCTTGAAATACGAGACCAAATTACACTCGTATGCAGTCGTAAACGTTGGAATGCACTTATAGGACGTCATGGTTATACCTATGATAGTGTTCGCCCTCGCGAAGGAGACTTAATATACGTACCACTTACTGGTGGGCTATTTGAGATTAAATTTGTTGAAGACAAAAATCCGTTTTTCCAACTTGGAGGTAGTGGTCGTAGTAAAGGCAATAATCCAACATTTAAACTTGTTTGCGAATTGTTTGAATATAGTGGTCAAGAAATTGACACTGGTGTTGCCGCAATTGATAATATTCAAGTTGCACATAGTCAAAGTTATCGTTCATATGTCGAATTTGATGATGAACTACACACTCTTGGAGAAACGTTAACAATAACACTTCCATCCGGAGTCACAGGTGAAACAGAAGCACTTCGATATACACGCACAGATGATGGCATAATACTCAGTGTCGGCACATTAACATTTGATGATGGCGAGTTTCATTCACTAACAGTTGGCACAACATTTACCGGTCAAACTTCTGGCACAACTTCAACAATAACTTCACTAATTGGATTAATGTCAGGCGATGAAGAGTTATTTGAAAACGATGCACTAACTCAAAACAGTTCATTTGATATACAAGGGAATAATTTTATTGACTTTAGTGAAAGCAACCCATTTGGAGACCCTATCTAATCGTTATGTTAAGCAACTCATATTATTATAATGCAAATCTTAAAAAGGTTGTGGCTGTGTTTGGCACACTTTTTAATAATATTTCTATTGCAAAAAAGGTTAATGGCAAGATGACTGGTGTGCAGCGTGTGCCAATTTCATACGGACCTCGGCAAAAGTTTTTAACCCGGCTTGCAAATCAAAACAATGAAGCAAATGGTGACGTTGCAATACAATTGCCTCGTATGAGTTTTGAAATTACTTCAATTTCATATGACACTACAAGCAAATTAAATCGTCTTAATAGTACGTTGTATCCAATTACTGGTACAGAAAATAGTAAAACGAAAATATATCAGGCTACTCCTTATCGTATAGGCATGCAATTGAATATATTTGCTCATCATCAAGATGACGCGCTTCAAATTTTTGAACAGATTGTTCCGTACTTTACACCAGAATATAGCGTTGCGATAAAAGATCTTGAAGGTCCTGGATCAGTTACCGATGTTCCTTTTATACTAACTGGCACTACCCTTCAAGATGACTATGAAGGAGACTTTCAAAACAGTCGTCGTACTATAATTTACACACTCGATTTTGACATCAAATTTAAGTTTATTGGTGTGCAAGGCGGACTGGCTAAAATTATTAAACTTGTTGATGTTGATCTGTATGACACACCAATAACATCAAAAAATATTTCTATTGATGGAGTTCTTCCAGCTAACGGTGTTCTTCCAATTGATGGAGTTAGAACAGAACTCGGTGATCCAGAAAATGATACTCCAGAAGACTATACTGTAATTACTACATATGGTTTTAGTGATGATCCTTGACTATGAAAAAAGACAAAAATACAATATTGGCATCATTAGAAAAAAATATTGTGCCAGTACAGCATGAGGTTGCGCTTTCATCCGGGGCTCCAGTTGGTCCATCGAATGATGAGATAATACTTGATGCTGAAGAGGATTATAAGTTTGCTCGTGAACGCATAAAAAAACTTATTGACACAAGTGATGAGGCAATAAGTACGATGCATGCCCTTGCTTCTGATGCTGAGCATCCTCGTGCGTTTGAAGTACTTGCCGGAATGATAAAGACTGCTGCAGACATAAATGGTCAACTACTATCTTTGCAAAAAGAACGTAAAAAGATTGTTCAAGAAGTGGTTCCAAAGGGCAAAGAGTCCTCAAGTGGATCTACTACAAACAATGCAATTTTTGTTGGAACCACGACTGAACTTCAAAAGTTATTAAAAGGCTCACATAATGAAACACTTGATGTATAATGACTACTCCAGACTCATATAACGGCAATCCATATATAAAGAGAGATGGAGTACAGCAGCATTTTACTGCTCATGAAATAAGCGAGTATAAAAAATGTATGGCAAGTGTCTCATATTTTGCCGAGCACTATGTAAAGGTAATTAATCTTGACCGCGGGCTTGTAAACTTTAAGTTGCGTGGCTATCAAGAGCAGATGGTAGAACATTTTTCTGATAACCGGTTTTGTATTGTATTAGCATGTCGTCAAAGTGGTAAGTCTGTGACTAGCGTTGCATGGCTATTGCACTATGCGATATTTCATGCAGATAAAAAGATTGGAATTTTGGCAAATAAGGGAGCTACGGCTCGAGAGATGCTGTCTCGAATAACATTGATGCTAGAAAATTTACCATTTTTCTTACAACCAGGGTGTAAAATCCTAAATAAAGGAAACATAAAATTTAGTAACAACTCTGAAATTATTGCTGCGGCTACAAGCGGATCGAGTATTCGCGGTCTAAGTATGAATGTTATTTTTCTTGATGAGTTTGCATTTGTGCATAATGCAAATGAATTTTATACAAGTACCTATCCAGTTATTTCATCCGGTAAGGACACAAAGGTTATAATTACAAGCACGCCTAATGGAATAGGCAATATGTTTTATAAACTGTGGGAAGGTGCAATACAAGGAGCGAATGAATTTAAACCGTTTACAATTAAGTGGAATGATGTGCCTGGACGCGACGAAGAATGGAAACGTCAGACCATAGCAAATAGCAGTGAACTTCAATTTCGTCAAGAATTTGAAGTCAACTTTATTGGCAGCTCGCAAACATTGATTAACTCTGAGGTGTTGTTGGGTCTACAGGCTAGGACTCCGTTAAAGACTCAATATGGTATTCAGTATTATGTTGAACCCGTTGAAGGGCATGACTATATTATAACTGTAGACGTCAGTAAAGGACGAGGACAAGATTACAGTACATTTACAGTATTTGATATAACTGGAGAAGGTCAGTCATTTGTTCAAGTTTGCACTTATCGAGATAATTTGATATCTCCGCTTATGTTTCCAGAGTTGATAGTTCGTGCTGCAAAAATATATAATGGAGCTCTTGTAATCATTGAAAATAATGACGCTGGTCAGGTAGTGTGTAATTCAGTATATCATGACTACGAATATGACAATACCTTCGTTCAAAGTTCTGTAAAGAGCAGCGGTATCGGAGTTACTATGACAAAACGTGTAAAACGAATTGGATGCAGCAACCTTAAAGATCTTATAGAAGGTGGAAAATTGCAGATATACGATGCAGATGCGATAAGTGAACTTAGTAGCTTTGAGCCAAAGGGAGAAAGCTATTCTGCACGTGGCAATACTCATGATGATATGGTCATGAATCTCGTACTTTTTGCATGGTTTGTAAGTACTGATGCATTCGGAGGCATGAGCGCTATAGAGCTAAAAGACCTCTTGTATAGTGAAAAACTAAAAGAGATGGAAGAAGATGCCTTGCCATTTCCAATATTGACGAATAATAACGCATCTGAAAATAGCAGCGTTCGACACTATGAAACGCAACTACGTGATCTTCAAGAGTGGAATATGCTGTAAAAGTAGCTTTTTATAAATACGTTTAGATTGAAATTTTCTTATTATGCAACAACTTATAATTAAACACAACTGAAGAAAGGTAAAATAAATATATGGCATATTTACAAAGCGTAGGGGTGCAAGTCACTGAAACAGACTTGACACCAGTAACACAGCCAACATCAGCCTCTATTGGCTTGTTTGTTGGTCACTTTAATTGGGGTCCAGCTGCTAATATAGTAAATGTTGACTCAGAAACCACATTAGGAAGAATATTTGGTGCTCCAAAGAAAACAGCAGATATCAATGCTCCGTCATTCTTAACAGCAGAAAGTTTCCTTAAATACGGAAATTCTTTAAAGGTAGTTAGAGCAGTAGACGTCGATACAGCGAGAAATTCAAAGGCAATATTTACCTCTGATGTATCAGACTATTCTTCTAGCGAAACTAATCTAACAATTTACACACACGAAGGTGATTTCGAATTGCGTTCAACTGATCCATCATATGATAATGACGGTGGTTTCTATGCTCGTTATCCTGGAGTTCTTGGCAATTCATTGGCTATTAGCGTATTTCATGCCGACAATGCTTCCGATGTAGATAACGTAGATGAAATTAGAACCAAATTTACATATTCTCCTACTAATACTATTTGGAATGAACAGCAAGGAGATAATGGAATACCATTATACGAAAATGACGAAATTCATATTGCAGTATATGATAAAAATGGATTATTTACTGGAGTAAAAGGTACAATTCTTGAACTATGGGAAGGTTTATCTTTAAGTAGTGAAGCTCGTACTACAGCAAATGTTTCAAACTATTTTGCAGATATAATTAATCGCAGTTCTGCATATATCTATGCTGTAAATGAAACCGAAATTTTTAACTTTAATGCAGACACTTTTTCGCTTAAAAAACCATTAGCATCAACACAAACTAAAGATCTAGGTAAATATTCATTTATATTGGGCAGTGACGGTTCAACAAATGCGTCTGATCGTATTTCTGATATTGTCAACGTATTGGATCCTAGTGTTAATAGTCCTGTACAATTAAGTGATGTCGACAATATTGATTTTAACTTGGTATTTGCAGAGGCAGTAGAAGGAGACGCTGATGCACTAGTTAATGTGGCAATATCTGATTTAGTAAATGAACGTAAAGATTGTATTGGATTCCTATCTGCTCCATTATCTCTTTGGAGAAATTCTAGTGACGATCTCAAAAAGGATGCGTTATTACTTTATAAGGATCAAATTTCAAATCCAACTAGCTACGTAGTATTTGATAGTTCACCTGTTTATGTATATAATAAATATGCAGACCGTTTTGAATGGATTCCTACATGTGGTCACATGGCTGGTCTTTGTGCATATACTGATGAAGTAAATGATCCATGGTTTTCACCAGCTGGTTTAAACAGAGGTCAACTTCGTGGTATCACCAAGATTGCTTATAATCCAAAACAGATTGATCGTGATGAGTTGTATAACAATAATATCAACCCTATCGTAAACATGCCAGGAAGCGGCATTGTGTTATGGGGAGATAAGACTGGACAAAAGAAAACATCTGCATTCGATCGCATTAATGTTCGTCGTTTATTTATTGTTCTTCAACGTACATGTAGAGAAGCCGCTAAGTTCCAATTATTTGAACTTAACGATGAATTTACACGCAACGCGTTTATTAATATAGTTGAACCGTACTTACGTGATGTTAAAGGTCGTCGTGGTATTACAGAATTTAAAATTGTATGTAATGAGAAAAATAATACTCCACAAGTTATTGATAGTAATCAATTTGTGGCTGATATCTACATCAAACCAGCTCGTTCGATTAACTATATAACTCTAAACTTTATTGCAACTCGTACTGGTGTTTCATTTACTGAAATTGGAGCATAATAATTCATATAAATACTAATACATAGAAAAATACAATGAGTAATTTAACAAACTTTAAAAGTAATTTTAGTGGTGGTGGTGCTCGCCCAAATTTATTTCAGGTGACTATCGACTTTCCAAGTGGTGTGTCAGATGGCGCAAATGCTGGTCGTCAGACGAATTTCCTCGTAAAAGCTGCTAGTATACCAGCAAGTGTTCTTGGAACTATTGAAGTTCCATATCGTGGTCGTAAATTAAAGGTAGCTGGTGATCGTACATTCGAACCATGGACAATCACCGTAATTAATGATACTGATATGAAAATTCGTAAAGCATTTGAAGAATGGATGAATATAGTTAATCGTCATAGTTCAAATACAAGTAATTTACCACAGGGCGCATTATCATACTTCAAAAATGTTTCAGTTGACCAACTTGGAAGATCAAGTTTGACAAATTCATTAGCAAAATATACATTCATCGATGCATATCCAACTAATATTAGTGCAATCGATCTCAACTATGAGACTAATGACACAGTAGAAGAATTTACTGTTGAATTAAATTATCAGTACTGGATAAGCGGTGCTGTTACGTCCTAATTGATATTATTTTTGATATAAATACTATATTATGAAGCTATTTGGCTATGAAATATCAAAGGTAGTTGATAA